GGTTTCAGTAGAGCCAGGAACAGGACAATAACTGTTTCTAGAAGGGAAGTCAACTGGTGGTTGAGGTTGCTTGATTCATGTTTACTAAAACTCATCACAGAAGGTCAAACCAATGTTACAAAACCAGGCAGCTTCACCACTAGAGATGCTGTTGAATTTTCGATGATGCACCTCACGACTAGGCAATCAGACAGTTTGATTAAAGATCAACTCAGATACACTCTAGCAGCTCTGTATTCTCCTGTTCCTAACAAATATGGTTCATTAACAAAAGTATTTGGCGAGATTATACGTGGGCCGTCAAACATTGTCTATTTTCTGAGACTGTGTAAGATCCAGCTATGCGCTTATTACTCAAAAACAATGAGGGCAAAAAGACTAGAATTTTCGAAAGTAGAGCCTGTTAAATTGTCTCCACCCTTTTATTCTAGTCCTCTGATCAACCATGCACAGTTTGTTGATGCTATATTTGATTCTAATGTTTTCAACAAAGTCAAAGATGTTAAAGCAGCAAGTGAAGGTCTTGATTGGTATGGGCTCATTGAGGCAGATGAAAAATTCAGATCCCTTTCAGAGACAAACAAGCTATTATCTAAGGGCCTAACCAAGTCATCAGAAAAGTTGATCAACACCTGTATACAACAGAATTCACTGATGCCACTGATTTCTGACCTGTTTGAAGAAAATGGAACAATGATTCAAGATGCCAAACTATTCATAACATCTTCAGCTTTAGATAAATATGTAGATTACACATGGTCTTTTGCATTATGTCTACCTATATTCGTGACTAAAAGTCGATCTAGAACAATGGTTGAGAACTTAGATGACTTTAGCGGTCCCATTGTGAATTTGTCAAGGCAATCCATGTCGAAAATCATGTCTTCAACAGGTTCTGTTGAGAAAGGAGAGATAACAAGTGCTAGGCAAGCAATACGGAAATCATCTGCATTGACTGAAATGATGGTTGGTGACATGATAGGTGATGTGCCGTTAGATCTTGTTGGAAAGGCATTTCATACAGAGGCAAAGCACTTTCCTTCAAGACATCAGTCACTCTATCTGTATTCTTTGTCTATACTTTCAAAAAGAACAACGGAGATGTTGACGTCTAGAACAGATGATAAAGACCAAAAAGGATCATCTAGAGAATTCTCACCTATGAATGCTATAGGGATTGTATCAACTAGAGCTGCTGAAAGACTTATGGCTGATATTCTGCCTATGTATGAAATTGACTTGATGACTTGCAAAGATGCTGATTCAGTGTTATATGATAAAGTTAGAAGAGTTTCAGACAAAGGGAGAACTGTCTTTGTTGCTGCTGACTGTTCAAGATTTGGC